AAAAATCAACTAAACTGACAAAACTAGAAAATAAGACAATATTCAATAAAGTATAAAGAAACAAAACGGTTACAGTATTACTTGTAATTTTTTTTGTTTTTTATTCATGTTATCAGTTTCATAGAAGTGGACCTTTATATTTTTTTTGCATGTATAAAATATAAAATATATAATAGTATTATAATGGGAGGCGGAATATTACCTGTAGCAATAAAGAATGGCAAAGTATATTTTTTATTTGGAAAGGAAAATGAATTAGATGATACTCCAGGTTGGGCGGATTTTGGTGGAGGTCGTGAAGAGGGTGAGACACCTTTTGATACTGCGTTAAGAGAAGGTTCAGAAGAAATAAATGGATTTCTAGGTTCTGCCGTCCAATTAAGAAAGCGTGTAAAGCAAAATAAGGTAGCAACAGTAACATTCAAAGAGTATACAACATTTATATTTAAAATGGATTTTGATGAAAATTTACCTACTTATTACAAGAATAATTACGATTTTTTTTCTCGTTATTTACCGCATGTTAAAAATAAAAAGGACAATGGTTTATTGGAAAAATCAGACATAAAGTGGTTTTCATTTGAAGAATTGAAAAAGAATAAAAAGGAGTTTCGCAGTTTTTATCAGAACATAGTAGATTTGGTAATAAAGGAAGAAAAACATATATCAAATAAAATGAAGATGCGTGCAAGTACAAGAAAAAACAAAGATAAGATTAAAAAGAGGTTGAGTAAATCACATAAAAATAAGAAATAAGCACCCCCCCAGAAAAATTAAAATATTCGTAAATTATATAAAAATATGAAATTTAGTAAAAAAAATAGACCTTACACTACTAGCAAAACGCGTAAAAATAAAGGTCCATTTGCAAAATCTAAATCAATAAATAAAGATATAATCAAATATATGTTACAGATGCTTATTACTGTCAAGTTATATCATTGGAATACATTGAGCTATTCCGTTCATAAAGCAACCGATGATTTATATGGAGATTTAAATACATTAATAGACCAATTTGTAGAAGTATTGTTAGGAAAACACAATAATATGAATGAGAAGAGAAAGAATGAAATGTTAAACATTAAGACATTAAGTTTAGATAATTACAAAGACAATGGTAAATTTAAAACAGCTGTAGAGTCGTATAAAAAATATTTAATCGGTCTGAATAAACATTTCAAACAATCTGAAAATAGTGATTTATTCAATATACGTGATGAAATATTAGCAGCTCTCAACAAGATATCATACTTACTCACATTAAAGTAATAATGATTGTAGGTTGGTTTAAATGAGAGAAAATAAAAATTAATTAATATTAATGTCCGTCTTTAATATTAATTTGAATGAAAATACCATATTAGAGGATGAATTTTATCAATATTTGGATTACAATTCTGAATTAAAGGACAAATATGGGGAGGTGAATACGCCTTTTTCATTTATTAACAAGATGTTATCTATTATTCCACATAATCATTTTAAAAATAAAGATTATAAATGGTTAGATGCAGGAGCGGGACATGGAAATTATAGTATTTGTTTATTTTTTATTTTATTTAAATCTCTCAAGGAATCAATTCCGACCGATGAAGAAAGAAAAAAACATATAGTTGAAAACATGATTTATATGATAGAAGTAAATGAAGAAAATATTATACACATTAGAGAGAAATTCGGCAATAAATCAAATATAATTAACAAGGATTATTTAAAATGGGAAACCGAAATAAAATTTGATTTTATAATAGGCAACCCACCTTATAATTTTAATGGTGTTAAAAAAGTTCCCACAAAAAACAATATAAATAAAAGGGAAGATGGTAAAACAATTTGGTGTGAATTTATTAAAAAGCATATTTCTCTCTTGAAAGACAATGGAAGAATGAATGTATTGATACCTTCCATTTGGATGAAACCTGATAAAGCAGGAATGTATGATATTCTTTTAAAATATCAAATAACCAGATTACATGCGTTTAATGCAAGTGAAACGAATAATATATTCGGATTTAACGTGCAAACTCCAATATGTTATTTTTTATTAACAAAGAGAGAAAATATCGGAAAAATAGAATTGTATGATTGCATTAGAAATTCATATGAGTATTTTGATTTGATAAAACATGTAGGTATACCTATACCTCTATGCTTTTCATCAATTGTAAAGAAATTTTTAAGACTAACCAATATATATGGCAAAATAAATGTAATAAAAACAAATATGCCGAGAAAAGGGATCCAATTAAATGATGTATATTCTCTCAACCATCCTTTTAAGAATGTAAATACCACAATATTAAATAAGAACAAGGAACCGGAACTACAATTCAAATATAGTAATGATGCAATGGTATTTAATGGAGTTCCGAAGATAATCATGGCACATAAAATGTATGGGTTTCCATATATAGATAGAGATGGTATTTATGGTATATCATCGAGAGATAATTATATAATAATAAACAAGACATTAGCAGAAATGGAATTAATACATGAATTTCTCTCTACAGAGTTAATATTATTCTTATTTGAGACTACAAGATATAGAATGCGATACTTGGAAAAGTATGTATTTGAGTATATCCCTGATTTTTCAAAAATACCAGCTGCAATTGAAATGAAAAAAGCTGGAAATAATATGAATATATATGATTTGATAGGTATAGACAATAATGAAAAAGAGTTTATAGAGAGATATTACAAGATAAAATATAAATATTTTGAGTAAATATATAAATATTATAATACTAGTATAAATAAATGTTTGAAATTAACCTGTTATTTATGGCTGCAGGATTATCATCAAGATTTGGTGGAGAGCCAAAAATATTATGCAATGTTGGACCTAACAATGAAACCATGTTTGAAATGAATATGATTCAAATGAATAAGTATATTTATCCAAAAAAAATACATTTAATATGTAATGTAAAAACCTGCGATAAGATAATGAAAGAAGTAAACAGAGTCTGTGAAAAATACAAAATAGCAGCAGAAATATCGTATAATATTCAAGAAACTCCTTCATTTCGTGAAAAACCATGGGGTACTGCGGATGCTTTAGCGTCAGCACATAAACACATGGATGATTCATTTATATTATTAAATAGTGATGATTTATATGGTGAACATACATTTGAACTAATAAGTGAGAAATGTAATAAAGCTCGGAATTATATAGTTGGATTTAAATTAGGAAATACGCTAATAAACGAAGAAAAGGCAAACCGAGGATTTATTTCAATGGACGAATCAAACCATATAAATATGATACATGAAACATTAAACATAGAAAAATCAAATTATACGGAGAATGAATTAAACAGTCAATATGTAAGTGTAAATTTATTTTTACTTCAGCCAGAAGTACTTGGTAAAATATCAGAATTAATGGATTACTGGATGATAAAAATAGGACGCAATATTTATTGTGAGGCGATGTTGCCAACTTTCATAAACAGTTTATTATATTCCAAATCATTGGAGTTAGATTTGTTAATGACGGATGCCAAATGGTGCGGAGTTACATTTAAAGAGGACATACCATTGGTAAAATCTATTTTATCCTCTCTCCCCCTCCCCCCATCATCCACAATTGACTTAAAAAAGAGCACTTAAAAAAAGGCACTACCAATGGTTTCCGTTTACAAAGATGTAAAATAATATCAAAATATAATAGAAATAGTAATAATGAATTATTTTGATATAACATATAGAACAAATCTTAGAAAAAATTTGGTGAATATGATATATAACCAATTAATTAAAACTGGATATCCGCATGATATATTGGCACTTATACTAAAAGCACATCACCTTACAACTCCATTCACGACAATTATCATATATTTATTCGCACCACTATATTTATCATATATAGTATGTGGGATTTTATTATTATTTCTAATATTATATGTATACTTACATGGGTGTTTTATTTCACATTTAGAATATAAATTACATAGTAAAGATTTTATTAATATTGCCGATCCAATTTTAATGCTATTTAATTACCCAATAAATAAAGAAAACCAATATTTAGCTACCTTATATGCTACTATTTCCTATTTTATAATTGTATTTTTTATTTTATATATACGAAATATTATGGGAAAAATTGAATAATCATTCATCCTATTAATCATATCAATAATCAAATATGAAAAGTAAAACAATTACTACCACACGCTTTAATACGGATACATTCCATCAAAATCGGCAATACGTACAAAAAACAGGAATAAAAGGATGTATCTATGGAACGCCCATGAAAATAAAAGACATCATTCCTATGGAATCTAGTGTTTATGTCATTGAAATGAATAATGACATAAATAAAATAGAAGGTATTGGTCTGATTAATAATCGTTTAATACTTGACAAAAATTACCGCATTTATAAAGATATGGATTATAACAGATATATTTATAAAGGAAAGTATAGGTTAGATACTGATATTATTAGTGATGCTTTTTATAAACAAGTAATCCATGTATTGGAACATTTATTATTTAAAGGTGAACGTCATTGTAAACGTTCTCAAGGTATTACCAAATTATCTGATTGGATTACAAACAATAGACATGAGTTCGATTTTATAAAATGCTTTGACGATATGTTTCACAAATACGGTTTCACTTCATAATCAAAATCACAATTATATAAAGTAAATTATCAAATAGGTGTAAAAAAATTATTAGTATTTGTTCGTTTCGTTTTAAGTATTCCTTTTTTATTATTTAAAACTAATAAATATATATATTTAATGAATGATGCGACAGATTTAGATTTAAATGTAGATGAGTATTCACAAGATGATTTATTGTCATTGCTAGATTTAACTAATATGGAAAATGTCACATATGAAGATATTATAAACGCATCCAAGCCTCTTATTGCACGATATACTAGTGAAGATAATTATGATTTAGCCAATTTTTTTCAACAAATAGAAAATAAACTAATCCAAGATTTAGATGATGATTCAGATACCGATATTGATAATGAATTAGATAATAACAATGATGATTTCAACATTCAAAATAAGAAGTCTTCTCAATTAGGTAATTTATGGGGTAACCAATATAAGTCTCAGGCAAATACTGACCCGAATGAAGCAAATAAAACGGTTGACCGAAACCAACAAATTAATATTTACGAACAAAACGGACAACACGTAATGAATAAAAATCAATTAGGTGTTAGCAATACATACGCACTTCCCGTAGCTCAAGGGACAATCAATCCTAATTTAAAAAATACAACCACACGACTTATTAATATAGATAGTCAATATCGTGATAATATTATTCCATATAATCCAGACCCCGACGGCCCAACATCATCTACAAATTATACCTTAGATTTAACCGATGTATTACGCAATACAATTAGCTTGGAAGTTACCTCTTTTCAAATACCATTCACATGGTATTTAATTGACTCTGATTATCAAGCAAATAGTTGTTTTTGGATCGACAATAGTATGGTTAATATTCCATCTGGTAATTACAGTAATAATACACTTATTGATGCTATTAATACAGCAATAACTGATGTAGGTATTACTGATATAGATGTTAGTTATAATACTACAACTGGTAAATCTATATTTACAAATAATAGTATCACTGATAGTTTTAATTTCACCTTCTATGACCCTGAAGGTGTTAAACTTTGTAATAGTAGTAGCAAACTACAAGAAAAATTCAATAATAATTTAGGATGGATTTTGGGATTCCGTGGAAATACTAATTTCCCCCCTTCAGACGCAGCTACAAATCCAATGTACGGACAATTAGTATATACTCTTGAAGCAAATAATACTTTAATTTCCGAGGCATTTTTAGATACATTCGGGTCCAAATATTTTTTGCTTGTATTGGATGATTATAACCAAAACCACCTGAATAAAGGATTGGTTGGAATCACGCCTACACAAAAAAATGCCGAAATTCCATCTTATTGGAATCCAGGGCTGAAAAACACATCGGATACTCCATTATTTTCTTCTACCAAAACTCAAACATATAGTCAAAACGCACCTAGAAAATTAACACAGGCGCAATTATACACACTAAATGAAACTACATTAGCACGAACACAAACTAAAAAAAATTTTATAACAACACCTACTACAACCGATGTATTAGCATTAATTCCATTGAGATTAGCCAATAATTTATCGTATGGAAAACAAATTATTGATGATTTTAATTTAGATGAGGCTAAACGAGTTTATTTCGGTCCTGTGGATATTGAACGAATGCGTGTAAGATTAGTTAACGATAAAGGATATACTGTAAATTTAAATGGAAATGATTGGTCTTTTACAATGACTGCTACGGCATTGTATCAGTATTAGGAGTTGCCACCTAGTTGAACCCAATATGCTGCTATTGGTCTTGGTCTTGGTCTTGGTCTTAACGTTTGGTTATTATTATTGGGTAGAGAGTACTCCCATATTAAAGTTGAATTCGGTTCAGTAGTTAGTTATTATTTCCAGATGAACCATTATCAATAGATAATCCCGCTCAAAGTATATACATTAAGTTATAACTTTATTTTCCATACCCTAACATGTTTTCGGGTCAGTCCAAGTTTTATATATCAAAATAAATCTATTAATTTTTGACCAATATTAAAAATATAGTTACGAATTATATTATATTATATTTTAATTTATATAATGGCACAATCTAATTGCTTTAATAAAGATACATTAAATAATTTTGGTAGTGATTATATTGCTAAAAAAAAAGCAAAAGCAATATTTAAGGGTGCATCAAATGTAGCACGTAATAATGGTGTTTTGAAAAAAGCAAATGGAAGTTTATATAGAGGAGAAATTTATACTAGTACCAATGGTTCTAAGAAGTTAATAGGGGCATCAAGCTACGAACAATTAAGGAATGTTACATTTGGTAAATATATAGCAGATCCTTTAAATTTTAGAATAGACAGCACTGGGGAATTATGGAATGGAAATATATATGTCATTGATTTATCAGGATTCATTGGAGTGGATGCGTCATTTGGTGGATTATCAAATACATTTATTCCAGAATCGTCTAATCCATTATATCTAGATCCGTGTTATAATATATTTTATTTAACGGATGTAAACAATGATATACGAGGAAACTGTTATTTAAAACAAGAATTGGCATATAAACAAAATTTAAAAATATTAACTGAGCCTGAGAATGGTAAATATATACCAATAAATAATATAGGTAACTATATTAATCTTGTAGAAAGATATATAAAAAATTCAAATGACTATGTTGGAAATATTTACTATCCATCTAGTTGTATAACATTGGATTGTGAAGAAAAATGGAGAAATGTAGGTCATATAAAACCATTATTGGCAGAAGTAATTCCAGTTCCTACTCCTACTACGGATACGGAGCCACCATATACATTTTCGTCTACATCTATTGGAACGATTAGCTATGCTGGTGGTGCAACTAGCAATACAACAACAGCGGTAGTTGGAAATAATACAATAACATTTAATACATTGGCGCCCGATATTTATAATAATGTTACAATAACAGTAACTAGTGATTTAGGAACTGTATCTGTTCCTTTACATGTTTCTACATTTGAAGTATGGGAACCTCAACCAGAGCCAGAGCCAGAGCCA